ATCACCAAAATCGATGTCAGGCAGTGGCTGAGCTTCAATAGCTGGATCTTCTGATTCTCGCTCAATATCCGCAGTATCGACATCGCGGTAAGCGGTGGCTCTGCTCACATTGTGTTTTCGCTGGAGCGTGGCCGCAACGTCGGCTTTCTTCAGCCCCATGTCCAGCAAACGCTTTGCTAACGCTTGCTGGTCCGTTACTTGTTGAGTGGTTCGCTTCACTGCTCCAACACCTCCCACGCAAGGTAGAAATTTTCCAAATCAACAGTCACGGTGGTGACGGCTCTGGCTGGTCCGAATTGTGCTGGCTCGGCTATGTCAGCCGGGAAAACGATGGCAGGACTGGTCTGAAATATGTCGCTGATGATTGCGACGATGCGAAGTTCTACCTGGTCCGTTTCAGTCGATGGCAGGACTTCAACGTCCTCAATCAAGATGATGTCACTCATGGGTGGCGAGTAGTCTACTGCTACAATGTAGCAGCATAAAAAAGCCCCCGTCAAGCGAGGGCGTCGTCGATAGCTTCTTGTTCTGTCTGGAACGGTCCTGATGGATCGCCGTCGGGAAGGCAACCAGGAAAACCAGCTACCCAATACCAGCCGGATTCAAACCCCTCTGGTCCGTCAGGTTCAAAAGAACCGCAGGTGAAGAAAACCTCGAAGGAGCCGTAAGGCTCCCCCAGGTCGTTGCTGAATTGGTGATAGGTCATGTGTGCGTGGAACCATCAGGGAGCAGAGCGCCGTACAGGTTGCAGTGGGGCAAAGTACCTTCCAGCACCACACCAAAGTTTCCACCGTTGTCTCGGCACATGAAGCGTGCAGAGCGGAGCAAGTCAATGACTGACTGGCCCGTCTGTATGCTCCACATGCTGAACCGTTTGTGCTGTTGCATCGTGATCGCGTCGAACACGTCGTCATCAATGTGATTCGTGTTCGGGTTAATCAGAGGAAGAGACCAAAGTGTCATGAGAAGAAAGTAGTTTCACAAGTGTCCTGGGACTTGAAACGGTGCCAAATGTCTTTGGCGTAAGCCGAGCTAAGAAGCTTGCGCTTCTGTAAGTCACCGTTTTGCAAGTAGAACTCGCAGTGCCATATCCCAGGGTCATGCCAGGTGGGACGGTATTTCAGCCACCCCCGTTTCTCAGGTACGAAAACCTGGAAGCAGGAGACGTTGCGGAACGTTTGTATTACCATTAGTCCCAAAAGTTTCCTAATTTGAACTCATCAACCCACTGGAGCGCGATCTGCTCGGCTACATGTAACCGAACAAACTTAGGGAACATTTCATTCCATTTTGAAGTCATGCTTCCGTGTTCGCGGTTGTATTGCTTAGCCGCTGGGGTTAAGCAGTACCGCTCAATCGAGTGAATCGCCAGATCCAGCGAAAAGTTTCCGCGCTTGTAGTGCTTGCTTAAATTCTTGATTACTGGCTTGTACCAGCACTCAACATTTGTCGCATACAGTTCAAGCTCACGGGCTGCATCGCAGTCGAGACTAGGTTCTCTCATGGTTTGAATAAAGGAGAATGCCCCAGAGTGTGACCCCTGGAGCGTTTGATTAAAGGAAGGAAGGAAGTTCGAGCGGAAGTCTCTCTACTCTATAACAGTAGAGATCACCATTGACCGCACGGCAGAGCCGAGCGAATCGCTCAGCCTGCTGCCTGGTCCGTGGTCGTGAGCCGTGAGCCGGCTGCCAGCCTGACGCTATGCCAGACCAGCGGGTGACTTGGTGTCTCACGATGCTTTTTCCTGATCCTTGGCAAGTTCGTCAGAGAGTTTCTGAATGAATTCTCTGGCGCTTGCATCGTCCTTGCGATACTGCATGTAAGAGACATAACTAAGCACCGCACCACGTAGAACGGCGTTAGTAATACCCTCCAACTCAAGCTTGTCGTCCGAGTTGGTATCGCGAAGCACGATCTGGCTGCTATCTCTGTATGAGCTGCTGCTCATATCGAGAGTGCATGCGGCCAGATTGCTATAAGTGCGAACTGTTGAAAGTTTCATCTGAGTGATAGAATGAAGTACAGTGTACAGTCACCACGCGGCGCAGGATTGACTGAGTGCCGCAGCGCCGGACATAAAGGCGCACGGAGTCTCCCGCGAAGTCGCGTGGCTCTGCTATGCAATTGTCAAGGTGCTAATGGCAGGAGACCTAACCTCCCCCTCCACTCTTATAAGATAGCACTTTGTATTAGGTCAGTCAAGTATCAAATGATACAGTGTAGCATACTAGAGGGGGTAGTGTAGCAATTTATACATGTGTTAGCGGCTTGCGGGGAACTTAAATAATTTCGGCTAAAACTTTCTACTGTGCTACCGGGGGTAGGGGTCAAAAAAGGTACGCTTATGTACTACACCCACAAAATAAAAAAGCACCTGATGTATCGCTTTGTAAGTTGCTATTGTGTCGAGAAAGGTCGTGCCTTTTGTTATGGACGAAAACACCACTGAACCCCAAGAAGTAAGACGAATCGGTGGTCCGAGAAACCCAAAGGACATCCAAGAAGCCCGAATTATGCGGCTTTACCGCCGCCAGTTAGAAGGATTACCCGCTCTCCAGCTGGTTTTAGACCACGCATCAAAAGAACAGGTGGGCCGTGCCACTGCATTTCGCGATTGGAAAGCAGTCCAAGCATTAAACCGCGAAGATTTTGAGCGCGAACGTGCAGATATGGCATCTCGCATCTTCTCAATGCGCTCCCGCCTCTACAACTCCGCCGTAAAACGCGGCCAAATGCAAACCGCCGCCAACGTCCTCGACTCCCTGGCACGCATGGTCGGCTGCGACCAACCCGAAGAAAGTAGCACATTACCTGAAATCCACGTTAAGATCGAAAAACCCGAGTAAATCACTAATTGGCGCCACAAACGCTCGATATAAGTCTTCGCCCCGCCCAAGGCGAAGTATTTAGCGCCAAAAATAGATTCCGCGTACTTGTCGCAGGCCGCCGCTTCGGAAAATCCTACCTTTCCTGCATCGAACTATTCACCAAAGCCCTGGAACGCCCCGGTGAAACATTCTTTTACTGCGCCCCAACGTACCGAATGGCGAAAGACATCGCCTGGAAAACCCTAAAAAAGATAATTCCCAAAGCATATATTCGCTCTAAAAACGAAACCGACCTCCGCCTTGATCTAGTAAACGACTCAACAATCGAACTAAAAGGCACCGAAAACGCGATGGCTCTTCGAGGCCGATCTCTTGCCGGAGTTGTACTCGACGAAGCCGCATTTATGGACTCTGAAGTCTGGTTCGAGGTCATCCGTCCCGCCCTCGCCGACAAACAAGGCTGGGCATTATTCATATCCACCCCAGATGGAACAGCCAGCTGGTTCTACGACCTGTGGTGCTTTTGCGAAGAGGACAAAACCGGCGACTGGATCCGCTGGTGCTACACAACAATTCAAGGCGGCAACGTCCCAGCCCACGAAATAGAAGCAGCCCGCGCCCAACTAGACGCCCGCACCTTCCGCCAAGAATTTGAAGCATCCTTTGAAAATTTAAGCGGCCTGGTAGCCGTAAGTTTCGACGACATCAACATCTCCACCGAAGCCCACGACATATCAGTTTTGCCCTTACTGCTGGGCGTGGACTTCAACGTCGATCCAATGAGCGGCATCTGCGCCGTCAAAAAAGACGACACTCTCTACGTCTTCGACGAAATAATGATGCGAGGCGGCGCCACTACCTGGGACTTCGCAGAAGAAGTAACCCGCCGCTATGGCGTGGACCGCCGCGTATTCGCCTGCCCCGACCCCACCGGCGGCGCCCGCAAAACCAGCGGCGTCGGCGTCACCGACCACACCATCCTCCGCCGCAGCGGCTTCTCCGTCCAATCCCCCAAAGCCCCCTGGAAAATTCGCGACAAAATCACCGCCGTCAACACCGCTCTTTTAGACGCAGCAGGAGCCCGTCGTACATACATTCACCCCCGCTGCAAAGAATTGATCAAATCCCTCCGCACTCTGACCTACGCCCCTGGAACGGGTCTACCTAACAAAAATCTGGGTGTAGACCACGCATTTGACGCTTTCGGCTACCTTGTGCTTCAGCAGTTCAACTTGGCCAAGCCCGAGGCCATGGGAACTACGACATACC